ATTGTCAACAATTATTAGTTCAGAATCAATATCACCAAGAATTATTTTCCAATCAAAAACCCCACCACTACTCTTATTTATGTCCGATAACATATCATTTAATGCATTTTTAACCGTTTTATTTCTTCCAAAAGCTTTAGTGATGGTTTCCATATTTATGAAAACTTCTCTAATTGGTATTCTATCTTTTTCTTCATCAATGGATGTGTGTTCACCAATAGATTCTTGGTTGGAGTAGTGAATTTTAGGATATTTATCATTATGATAACTATATGAACCAACAATCTCTACACTCTCTTCTAAAAGAGAATCTTCATATCCTCCTGGGTCTGGGTCTGAATCACCCCACCATGCTGGATAAATAAATACAGGTGGTTCTTCAGGCACTTTTGACAATATTTGTTGTCTTTCGATGAAAACCTTGTTCCAAGTCGTAAATGAATTTGAAGAATCCATTCTAACTTGTAAATTATTACCTTGATTAATGTCATCATTGTTATTTCCAAAACCAAAATTAGCATTAATAATAATATCTTCAATGAATCCCCAACAAACATAAATATCATCGACTTCTAAACTATTTAAATAAATACCAGTTCTAATTTCATTACCATCTGGAGTTAAATTTGTGGAACTTAATGCTTTCAGAGCTTCATCTTCTATAAATTTATTAAATGTTGCAATATCTTCAGCTGAAGAATCTTTATTTGGTGTAATCGCTTCAATTTCTACATTATCAGCATAATTTTTATTAACATTTTGGCCTTGACTATTCCAACCACCATAAGTCCTAACATTATTGAGGGTAGAAGTGAGTCCTAAATATTGTGTTGAACGAGCTAATACGTCTTTAATATGTCTTCTCATTACATCATCTACTTCAAAATCCAAAAGTGCACTGTTGGCAGACATCAATGTAACGGAACATTCCACACTACCATTTGTTAAAATTTTTGCATTATAATCAACCACAATACCTTGTAATACTTCTAAATCACCTTGATATTTAGCAATCTCACCAATGTTTTCAACAGTTTCTTCAACGGATTCTCCCTCTGCTAAAGTTTCACCCTCCACTGATTCTTCATAACCAGGTATAACATTTGATTCATATAAGAATTTTTTAATATCAGGTGCATTAATTAAATCATTTGGATTGTATAAATTTTTAACACTACTATGACCAAAATCAACAAAAACAGTAGCACCTGGTTTTAAAAAATATCTGTTATAAATATTATCAAAGTCTTCAAAATTATGAACTACAAAGTTAACAACAGTTTTTTTAATTACACCTAATGTGCCTTCTGTTTCTGATGTCACTGATGTAATACCAGCCTGTGGTTTTAACAATGGATTGTTTTTTAATTCTTGTGGAAATATATCATTTACATCTCCCGCCTGTGTTGAAGTTTCAGTTTCTCCTTCCAATGAAGCATTAGTATCAACTGAACCATAAGCTGTTTGATAATTATAGTCACCAACAATATATAATTTTGATGAGTAATCAACTGCTTCTCGTGCATCTTCACCAGCTTTAGCATATATTTTCCCATCTATGTCAACGATTCTAGCTTCAGGAAATGTTTTTCTTATTTCATCAAGTTTAGGTTGGTATTTCATTATTTCCACAGGAAAATCTACACTATAATCTGCATCACCAAGTTCTTCA